TTTAAATTAATATCACAAATTTCATCATTAATTGTATTATTATATTTCTCTAAAAAATCATCATAATCTTTAAATAATTTACTATTTATATCATTAATTTTATCATTTTCATTTATTTTAGATGTAATATTTAAAATAGATAAAACATGTGATGTTATATTACTTAAATTATCTTTGTATTCAAATACTTTATTTTGTAATTCTATATGTTTATTAAATAATATATTAATATCACTAATTAAGCTTTCAACATTATTAACTAATATATTATCATTAATATTTAGTATATCGTTGACATTATTGTTATTAATAATAAATGGAAAATCATTATTATTAATTTTATTTAATATATTATTAAATTTAATATTAATATTTTTACTATAAACAGAAGAATTATTTTCAATAAAATTAAAAATATCATCTATATTATCATTTATAATATCATTTGTATTATCATTTATAATATCATTTGTATTATCATTTATAATATCATTTGTATTATTATCTATATTATCATCTATATTATCATTTGTATTATCAATTATATTATCATTATTATTTATATTATTATTTATATTCATAATATATAATAAACAAATTAATTTCAATTATTTAAAACAATAATAATTATTAATAGTAGTTAATAATGTATTCTAAAACTATTAAAATTAAATGTGATAAAAATACTAAATTAGATATGAATTATTTTATAAAATACAACACAAATATGAATGAAAACATTATAAATAAAGAAAAAAATAAAGAAATAAATGAAAATAAGATTTTATTATTTCATAATAAAATTTGGAATGATTTTCGTAAAATATGTAATAGTTATGAATTAGTTAATATTATTTTAAATAATAAAAATGAAGGAATTAGTTTAAAAAGACCATTATCACGTTCATATTATAAAATGACAGAAATTATACAAGATTATAAAATTATAGAATATTTAAATAATGAATTTAATAGTATTAATAATATATCACTTTTAGCAGAAGCACCTGGTGGATTTTTAGAAAGTTTAAATGATACATTAGGAAATAAAGTAAATTATTATGCAATATCTTTAATTAAAAATGATAATAATAATGTTCCTAATTGGAATTATGCTATGAAAAAATATAATAAAAATAATAATATACATTTTTTATTAGGAAAGGATAATACAGGTAATATTTACAATTTATGTAATATTTTTAATTTTATTAATACAATAGGACGTAATAGTTGTGAATTAATTACAGCTGATGGAGGAATAGATTTTTCAAATGATTATTTAAATCAAGAACAATTATTTTATCGTTTATTTTTGTGTGAAATTACATTAGCTTTATCTTTACAAAAAGTAGGTGGAGTATTTATTTGTAAAATATTTGATTTTAATACAATAATTAGTATTAAATTAATTTATTTATTAAATTTAGTATATGATGAAGTATTAATAACTAAACCAACAATAAGTCGTGATGCAAATAGTGAAAAATATTTGGTATGTAAAAATTTTAAAGAAAAACTAAATTTCGGATTATTAAAGATATTATATAAAACAATATTAAATTGGGAATATAATAATTTAAATGTAGTTGATATTTTTGATATAAATATTCCTAAAAGTTTTATATCAAGTTTAGAATATTATGGATTATTATTATATAAAAGACAAGAGAAAAGTTTTAAATATATTAAGAATTTATATTTAAACTTAACAAAAAAAAAATTATATAATATCTTAAATAATCAAATAAAAACTAGTTTTAATTGGTGTAAAAAATATAATATTGATATTGAACATAATAGTATATTTTTAAAATATAATTTAAATACAATAATTAAAAATCATTATCATGATTTATTATTATTTAAGTTTAATAAATTAAAGTAATTTGTTAAGATATATTATAATTTAAAATATGAATAATATTTATATAATAAAATGTATTCACAATAAATATTATATTGTAAATATTAAAAATATAAATGAAATAGAAGATATTTTTACTAATAAATCTAATAATAAATTTATAAAAAAATATACTCCAATAAAAATTATTGATATTATAGAAGATAAACAAGAATTAATAGATGATTACGTTAAAAGATATATGGCAAAATATGGATATGATAATGTTAGAGGAGGAATTTATAATCAATTATTTTTAGATAAATTACAAATTAAAAATATAAATAATGAAATTAGTTTTAATAATATTGAAGAACAAATAGAAGAAACATATAGTAAAACTAATTGGTTAATTGAAGAAGATAAATATTTATATAAAAATTTTATAAAAAATAATAATGGTTTATTTTATAAATTTATTGATAAATATAAAAGAAGTTATGTTTCAACAATACGTCGTATAAATAATTTAAAAGATGTAGAACATGTAAGTTATAAAAGACTACATAATAACAATTTAGAAAAAATATATAAATGTAATTGTTGTCCTAATTTTATATTTGAAAATGAAAAAAAATATAATAATCATTTAACAAATAAAACTCATATAATATATGAAAAAAATGAAGAAATTAAAGAATTAAAAATTTTATTAACAAGAAGAGATAATCAAATATGTAGTTTAAATTGTAAAATAGAAAATTTATTTAACAATACTAAAAATCATTTAAAAGAAATTGAAAAATTAGAACAAAAAATATTACTAATTAAAGAAAATACAAATAATAATGATAATATAAATATATTAGAAAATATATATAATCAATCATTAATGATTGGTATTGATAAAACACTAATAAATGTTTTAAGTATTATTATATTTTTGATAATAACTATTTAAAAAGATAATAATATTATTATACAAAATGTCAGAAGGATGTGTAAGATGGTACAATACAAAACTAGGATATGGTTTTGTTAAATTACATGATGGTAGAGATGTCTTTGTACACTCAACAAATTTAAATACTGAATATCCACTTCGTATGTTATTTAAAGGAGAATATGTTATGTGTGATAAATTAGAGGAAACAGATAAAGGATTACAAAGTTTAAGTGTATCAGGTTGTAATAATGGTGAACTATTATGTGTATCAAATAAACAATTAGTAAGATTAATGAATCTTAGTGATTCATTACCATTATTAAATAGTTTTCAAAATAAAAATAAGAGAAAAAAAAATCAAAAAAAATCTAATGATGATGATGAATCAAAATAATAAATTTGATACATTAATTAATTTCCAAATAGTTTATCTAATAAATTAGTTTTAATAGTTTTTTTTTTTGATTTTGTTGTTCTCCACATTAAATTTTCATATCTTTTATCATTTATATTTAATAAATTAATTAATGTATCAAATTTATTATTTAAATTATCAATAGATTTTTGCATATTTTGTAAATTATTATTTACTTCATCTGATAATTCTTGTAATTTAATATTATTAATATTATTATTAATTTTATTAATGTCAACTTTAATATTATCAATAGTATTATTAAATTGTGTTGATGTTTGTATAATATTCCAATCACTCATTATATATAATATATAATAAATATAATAAATATAATTAATTTATTAATAATTAAGCGGTTAATTAATCTTTTTAAAATATTAATAATAGTAAATGAAATTATCAGAAGAAACTATAAATGAATTAATATATAATAATTTATATGATTTTTTAAATGATTTAAATTTAATAGAAACTATTAATGAAAAATATTTAATTAAAAATAATATTAAAGATAAAAAATATATTTTAGAATTAAAAACTAATTTATTTAAATATAATGATATTTTAATTAAAAATGAATTAGAATTAAATAATGAATTATTTAATAATAATGAAATATTATTAATTGATGATATTTCATTATCTAATATTTGGAAAAAAATAACTATTGATAAAAATAAATTATGTATTATGAAATATTTAAATGTAATTATATTACTATTAAATAATATTAATAATGATGATAATACTGAAAATAATGATGAAAAAGAACATAAAAAAATATTAATGAATAATTTAGAAAATTTAATGAAAGATGATAGTGAAAGTATTAAAAATTTAGAAGAATTTTGTAATAATTTTGAAAAAAATAAAGATAATAATAATAGTATTTTTAAATTAGCAGAAGAATTATCATCTGAATTAATAAATGAAAATATTGATTTAAATAATGCTTTAAATAATGATAGTAATGATTTAATGAATATAATAAATAACATTGGTAGTAAATTACAAAAAAAAATGGAATCAAATTCAATAAATCAAGAAGAATTATTAAATGATGCCAATGCTTTTTTAAATCAAAATGGAAACTTATTTAATGATTTATTTAAAAATATAAATGATGAAATTAAACAATCAAATGTAAAAAGTAATAATCAAAATGATAAAAAAAAGAAAAAGAAAAAAGCAAAAAATAAAAAATAATATATATTATATATGAAAATTTATAAAGAAACTAAATTTTGGATAGAGAAGCCCAAAATATTGTATAATAATTTATATAGAATAATTCCATTAGAAAAAATGTCATTTGTTGAAAGATTAAATGCTATTAGTCGTTTTATTATTTATTACTTTTTAATATTAACATTACTTAATCAAAATATAAAATATTTATATTATTCTATTTTTCCTTTATCTATAGTTGTATCATTATGGTATTATTGGACTTTTGTAAAATATAAAGGAGGAAAAAAAAGTAAAATAAATTCTGAAAAAAAAAAATCAACAAGAGATAATCCTTTTATGAATATAACATTAGATGAAATTACAAATAATAATAATAATACAGAAGCAGATTTTAATGAATATAATAATGGTAATGTAGATAATAATTGTAATTATAATAATTATACAAATATTAATGATATATATGATAAAGGAAATGTCTGTAATCGTTTCTATACAACAGCTGTAACTAAAATTCCAAATGATCAAACAGCATTTGCAGAATGGTGTTATAAAAGACCATCTTGTAAAGCAGGAGATAAAGAAGAATGTGTTAAAAATATAGAAAGATATAATTTAAGATAAATTATATATTAATAATATATAATGATATTTAATAATAATAATAATGGTAAATATAGTGAATTTAATAAAATGTCAAATGAAGAAAATAATAATTTTATTTTAAAAAATGTAGAATTAAAAAAAAAATGTAATAATAAAATTAATAATCAAAGACAAAAATTATTAAATCAATATAAAAAAAATAATCATAGTAAATGTAATAATAAATCTACTGTATCATATATTATTAATGATAATAAAGATGATTGTAATTTAATATATAATGATAGAATTTTTCCAAAAATTACTCATCATAAAGATATTAATCAATTATTTCCAAGAAGTGTTTTAACAACACCTAATATTTCAAAAGGAAATATTAATCAAGAAGTAGAAAATATAATTAAAAGTGGAGAAGATACTTCACAAAAAAAAAGTAGTCGTAGTGAAAATATTAATAGTGTTATGCCTTTAAATAAAAAAGTAGAAAAACAAATTTTTAATAAAAATTTAAAAAATGATATTAGTAGAATTAATATTTCATCCAGAAAATTAAATAAAAAACAAATTAAAAAATGTTTAAATGTTAAATATTAGTTTTAATAAATTTTTTTTTTCTTAATATAAATATATAATGAGTGCTAATAGATTAATATATGATAAATGTGCTTATAATCAACAAGTTGATTCAAGTATTAAACCTTTAGAATATGTATTAGATAATTCATCTGCTATACACTGTAATCCTTGTAGAATAACTCACGGAACAACAGGAGGTAATCAAGTAAATGTTCCATCAGGTGGAAGAGCTGGACAAGTTGATTTAGAAAGTCAATTATTTAATTTAAATAGTCGTTCTAGCAAATGTGGTCCTTGTGAAAATAAAAAAATAAATAATGATTCTACATCATTAAATACATGTGAATTATGGCAATTAAATAGAATTAATTCAATGCCTCAACAAAATTTAAATCCAAATTTATGTTCTAATAATAATCAATAAATTATTCAATAAATATAATTTATTTTTTTTTTATAATATATAATTATATATGAGTTTTAATAGAAAAAGATATGATGAATATGAAACTAATTTAAATATAGAATCAAATAATGAATTTGGTGATTATACTGTATCCAATAATAACTGTAATTCTTGTTATCAACAAAATCCATCTGTAAGATTACAAAAAAGTGGAAATGTATTATCTGTTAATGTTGAAAATGACTTAATGAATATTAATCGAAAAAATGAAATGTTTGTTCCTGATTGTAGTAATAATAATAATTGTCAAACACAAGAATTATCTAAAAAAAAAGTTAATGATTTAAATGAATGTAACTTAGATACATATGATAGTAGATTATCTGATCCTTCACCACATTTAAGTGAAGTTGGTAATAATAGATGGGAATGGTTAAGACATGGTAATCCACAAAATAATGCAATTCAACCTTCAGAATTATTAGGCAATTCCACTAGATTAACATTTAAAGATAACTTTGTACCTTGTTTTGATGTTCCTATGGAACAAACTAATGAATTGAATTAAAAATATAAATAATTAATTGTTTCTTAAAATTATTCACATTTTTAATTAAAATATTTTTATTTTTTAGATTTATTATTATAATATTAATAATTTTTGATAAAAATATTTTATTATCTATTTGCCAATTTATAAATTCAGTATTAGTTTTTATTTTCATTATATATTTAGATACTTATTAATATATAAATTTTTCTTTTTATATAGTTTTTAATATTAAATCAGTACATTGTTTAACTTCTCTGTTATTTTTTATATAATTAAATAAATCTTTACTTTTTTTTTCATCATCAAAATAATTATTTAATAATTCTTCAATTTTTTTTAATGATAAAGATTTTGTTTCTTGTTTACATTTTTTCATAAAATTTATTTTATTATTATCATGTTCAAAACTAATTGGTTTATCTTTATATTTTTTTTCAATTACATCTAATATTAAAGCTTTATGTTTAGTATTATTATTTGATAAAACTTTAATTTTTTCTTTATATTTATTTATTGTATTTTCATTATCAATATACTCATTTAAAATACTTTTGAATGATATTTTTTCAGATGTCATATTAATTAATATTATATTTTACTTTTTAAATATTAATTAGTAAAAAAAATATTATAATAATTAACAATCACTAGGTCCATCTAATGGTTTTCTATTATTATCTGCTTGAATTGTAGAGTTATTCCAAGGTCCAACATTAACTTTATTAATTACTGGATCAGCTCTAAGTTGTAAATTAGCATTTCTTAATGAACTACCAACTGTATTAATTCCAGTATGATAACCTGCATCTAAAAAGTTTTGTCCTTCAAGAGAATCAGCATCAGCATATAAATTATCATCATTTAATGGTAATAAATCTTTTGGTAATAATCTATTATCAGCACAATTTTCTTGATTATTATTAGAATTTCCTTCTAATTCTACAACATTAACATTTTCAGATACTTCATCATTATTTGCATTGTTACTTACTACATTATTTACAGCATTATTTACAGCATTATTTACAGCATTTACAGCGTTGTTTATAACATTATTTACATTAGAATTATTTACATTAGCATTATTTACATTATTATTATTTTCTCCTCCTGTTATAGAGTTTGATTTTTGAAAACATTGCCATAACATAAAAGCAACTGCCATTGTTAATAAAATCAATACACATAAATTACTTGACTGATTTGATTGATTAACCATTATATATTTATTAATATATTTTTTTTTTTATTAAACATTAATAAAATTAAATATTAATTAATTTTTATTGCTTAATTCAATAATACGATTTACTAATGTTTCATCATCTTCATCACTTGTATCAGATAAATTATTTACTATTTGTGAAGATACAGTTTTTTTTATTTTATTTTTAATATTAAAATTAATTTCTTCATTTTCATTTAAGTTTTTTTTAATTAATTCTTTATTTAATTTATCATCTTCTTCTTGTTCTTCTTGTTCTTCTTCATTTTCTTCTTGTTCTTCTTCATGTTCTTCTTGTTCTTCTTGTTCTTCTTCATGTTCTTCTTCATTTTCTTCTTGTTGTTCTTCATTTTCTTCTTGTTGTTCATTTAATTGTTTTTCTAATTGTAATTGTTCTTCTAATTTTATTCGTTCTTGAAAATCTTCTTCTAAATCTTTTTCTAGTTCTAAATTATTTTGTTTATTAAAATTTTTTTCAATTAAATCTTTTTTAATTAATTCTTTTTTTTCTTCTTCAATGTCATCTACCATATCATCTTCAATAACATCTTCAATTTCTTTATTTAGTTCTTCACTTAATTCATCTTCATTACTATAATAATTTTTATCAACAATTGTATCATCTTGAATATGACAGTCAGTTAAAAATCTAGAAACAATAATTTTTTTTTGTAATTGTATTTGTTCTACTAAATAATTAATAGAAAAATTATTATTTTCAAAAATAATAGAATCAATTCTAATTAACATTTTTACATTATCATTTTTATTAATATCATTAATAGATATTGATTCTTTATTATAATTAAATATTAATGTGTCAATTTTTTCATCATCACTATTACTAATTAAATTAAATCTTGTTTTATTTGAATAAAAAATTGTTCTTTTAAAAAATTCAGATAAAAATAATTTATCTTTATTTTCACCAAATAATGATTTACTTTTATCTGATAAAGTATTAATTAAATATTCATCAATATCATTAAGCAATTTACTAAATAGTGTATCTATTAAATTAACATCTATATAATTCTTTCTAATTTCATTATAATTAATATCTACTATATTAACTAAACCTGTTTGTATTATTAATGGTAATTTTTTTTCGTTAAATTTATATCTTAGTGGTAATGATGAATAATTATTTTGATTATTTAATTTACCAATAAGAATATTATCTATTACTAAATTATTATATTTAATAACACAACAATCTTTCATTATATAAATATATAAATATTTATTCTTAAAATATTATAATTTATATATAAAAAGATTTTTTTCTAATTATAATTTAATTATGTCTAATAGAATTATTATTATAGATTTTATAAGAGGTATTGCTATTTTATTAATGATTATACAACACGTTTTTATATCATTAAATATTTTTAATAATTTTGACTTTAATGTAATGACTGGAATATTAGGAATTATATCTTCAATAAGTCGTAATTTATTTATAATATTATTTGGTATATCATTATTATTATCCTATAAAAATGATAAAAAAAATTTTTATAAAAAACAATTTAAAAGACTTATTATATTAATTGGTTCATCATTAATAATTACAATACTAAGTTATTTAGTAGATAAAAATAATTATATACATTTTGGTATATTACATTTTATGAGTTTATCATTATTTATTATATTATTGATAATACATAATAAATATTTAACATATATATCATTTATTTTATCTTATTTATCTTCATTTATGCAAAATTGTATAGATTGTTTTGATTATAATCAATTAAGCAAATTTATAATGAATATAATAGGAATTTTTCCATATTATAAATCTTCATTTGATCATTTTCCATTAAATAAATGGTTATATAAAATTATATTTGGTGTAATAATTGGAAAAAATGTTAATTTAAAAAAAATAGATATTAAAAATAATTTATTTATATCTTCTATGTCTAAAATTGGACAAAAAAGTTTAATTATATATTTAGGACATTTACCTATTTTGTATATTTTAAATAAAATATTTAAAACACCTTTATCATATTTAAATAATTAAATTTAATTATTATTTTTTTTATTTTTTGATTTAATATCTGGTTTTATTTTAATATCTGTTTTTATTTTAACATCCGATTTTGATTTAGCATCTATTTTTGATTTAATATCTGTTTTTGATTTAATATCTGTTTTTGATTTATTATCTGTTTTTGATTTAGTATCTATTTTTAATTTAACATTTGTTTTTGATTTAAGATCTGTTTTTGCTTTAATAGGTGTTTTTAATGTTTTTCCTCCAGTACGAATATTAGAAGATTTTTTTATATTACTATTACTGTGTTCTTTAGTGTTTGATTTATCTTTTTTACTATTTTTTTTAGTATTAAATTTATCTTTTTTACTATTTTTTTTAGTTCCTGGAATTATCTTAATTGGTAAAGTAAAATTACTTGTAGGTATATATTTTATATATTTAGATATGAAATATAAATTATTAGATAAATATTCTCTAACATTTTTGGTTTTAAGAAAAACCATTTGTAATAAAAATTCTTTAATCATTTTTAAACAATTATCTTTTTTATCAGTAGTAAAATCTATAATATTTATTCCATTAGCTCTTTGTGTATCTTTAAAATTTTCAACTAAATTGTCAATTATAATTATATTGTTAAAATTAATATTATTATTTTTATCAACCAAAATACTATTATCCATATTAATTATATCGCTAACATAATTATTTTTTTTTATATTAACTGTTTTAATTTGTTTATTATGATACTTAATTTTTTCTTGAATTAAAAATCTTAGAACAGTTTTTAAATCTTTATATCCTGATTTAGTTAAATGTGGTCTATAAAATTTTTTTAAAAAATAATCTGATATACCAATTTTATCTAACATTTCATCTGCATAATTCTTTGTAGCTGCTGTAAAAACTATTAAATAAAAATGTGGATATAATGATTTTATAAAATCAACAGTACCAGGTCTTATATATAAATTATTTCCTGATGTATGAAATAAAGTTTCATCTAAATCAAGTACTAATATATATTTTTTTTTATTCATTTCTATATTATTATATAATATAATTAAATTACAAATATAATTACATTATACAATTTATTCAAAATCAACATATAAATTAGTTTTGATAGGATTATATGTTTTATCTTTTATAGGTATTATTTTATAAATAATAAATTTCTTTTTTTTCATATATTTTTCTCTTGATATTATAGAATAATTATATACTTTTATAAATTGTTTTAAAATTGTAATTACATTTTTTTCATTTAAATCATTTAAATATAATCTTGATTTACAAGGTAAATAAAAATAACTAAGTTTTTCTTTGATTGTATTTACTTTATCAACAACATCTATTTTTTTCAAATCTTCACGAGAAAAATGATGTTCATCATTTAATCCTTTTAAACCAAATATTTCTAAAAGCTCATTAATTATATCCATAGTTGGTATTATTTTAAATAGTTGGTTTTTTTTATTTTCATTAATCATTTCATTATTATTTTGATTATTCATTTCATTATTATTTTGATTATTCATTTCATTATTATTTTGATTATTCATTTCATTATTATTTTCATTATTATTTTGATTATTATTTTCTATATTGTTCATAATAATATATTTGAAATAAAATAATTTAATATTTAAAAATTTATTTATTATATAATAAAATGAATAATTCTTTTAATTATAATTCTTTTAATAAAAATAAATGTTATGCTAGATTAAAAAGTAATCAATTAAAACAATGTAATCATAATAAATTACATAATTGTGATTATTGTAAAAAACATATAAATTACAATGATATTCCTATTAATAAACCATTATTTAATATATCTTTTACAAATGAATTATTTGATAAACAATTTTATTTAAATAAAGATAATTTTAATATTATTAAATATATAACATATAACTATTCTGATAATAATATAAAAAATAATATTTTAAATAATAAATATTCAAAAAAAAATTTAATTAATTTATATTTAATATCTATAAATAAATATAATTTATATATTAAAAATGTTAATAAATTAATATTAATACAATCTACATATAGAAGACATTTAATTAAAAAATTAAATAAATTAAAAGGACCTGCATTATTAAAACGCAAATTATCTATTAATGATATTGACTTTTATACTTGTGATAATATTGAAAAAATAGATTATAATTATTTTGTATCTTATAAAGATTCTGATGATAAAATTTATAGTTTTGATGTTCGTAGTTTAAAATTATTAATTACTAATGGTCATAATAATCCTTATAATAGAAATATAATACCACTTTTTGTTAAAGATAATGTAAATTTAATTTATAAAAATTTAATAAATAAAAAAAAGTTAATAAATTTTGAAGAAGAAACATTAACAGAAGAACAAATATTTAATGATAAAGTTATAAATATATTTCAAAAAATTGATAATTTTAATTATAATACTAATATTAATTGGTTTATTAATCTTAATGTTTATAAATTAAAACAACTATGGATTTTATTAGAAGATATTTGGAACTGGAGAGCTAATTTAACACCTAACGATAAATATAAAATTATTCAAAATCAACAAGTTTTTAAAAATTTTAAAAATATTAATAATATTAATAATAAAAAAACTTTACAAAATTTCATTTTAGAAGATATAAATATATTAATTAGTAATGGTGTTACTAGAACTGATACATCTAATGGTGTTATTTATGTATTAATGGCTTTATCTAATATATCAGAAGATTGTGGTGTTTCATTTCCTTGGTTAATTCAAACTAATTAAATTTTAATATCGTTTTATTATAATTTTTACTTATAGTTTTAATACAAGATGTTGATAATTCTCTTCTTTTTTTATTATTATTATTAAAATAATTTTTTTTTAATGAGTTATGCATATCTAATTCTATTGTACTATAATTATTACTAATGTATTCTATAATATTATTTTTAATTGCCCATTTAAAAAAATTTAATTGTCCTATTGTTGTTACTATAAAATCTTTATTATTATAGTAAAAATTTATACGTTCTCTTCTACAAAAAGGATCAAAGAATTTTTTTGAATATGCTTTTAATTGAGATTTATAATCTTGAAATACAGAAAATCTATCATTATTAATATTCCAATATATATTATATTTTTTCGAATAATTTGTAACAAACCAATCTATAATTCTTAGTGATATTGGTATATTATTATTTAAAATGTTTATTAAATAATCTATATTATTATTATTAACAAAAAAATCAGAAATTTTTGTCATAATAATATCGTTTTTTTTTATAACATTCATTATCATTATAATTAAAATTTAATTTTTAAATTAATTATTTTAATTAAAAAAAAAATCTAACTATTAAATATATATGTTATCTTTATTTGGATTAGGAGGTTCACGTAAAAAATCTTGTAAAGGAATGAAAAGAAAATCTTGTAAAAGCAGAAGAAATTCTAGAAGATGTTCTTGGAGAAAAAAATCAAGACGTTCAAAAGGAAATTGTGCCAGAAAATCAAGACGTTCAAGAAAATCTAGAAAATCTAGAAAATCTAGAAAATCTAGAAAATCTAGACGTTCAAGAAAACATCATGGAGGTGTTATGGAACTAAATACAGCTAATTTATCTTCTACATCATCTGCTTTTTTATAAATTTATAAATTTATTTTTTTTTTTAAAATGATTTAAAATTATAATTATATATAAATTTATAATGGAAAATTCTTATGATTATAATAATATAATTAATCAAATTTTAAATAAAACTAAAAAAAAAGTTGATATAATAAAAATTAAACCTAAAGAATTAACTGAAAATGAAAAAAGATGTCATACATTAGAAGGATTACAATATTGTTTAGAAATGCATAAAGTTAAAAATAATAAAAAAGCTAATTTTGATATTCATAATAGTTCAAAATTAAATATAGAAGATGAAGATATAGATAAATTTAAAACTTATGAAAATTGGAATAATTTATCAGAAGAAATTAAAAATAATAAGATACAAGAATATATTTTATCTTTAAAAGATAAATATAATCTAGATAATAAGATACTTCATAAATTAGAAAAAATTGTATTGGAAAATATTAAACATATTAAATATAATAAATATCAAGAGAAAATTATAGATTTAACTGGTTTAGTTTATAAAAAAGAAACTAATACTTTTAATTTTAATACATTTAAAAATATTGATAAAAAAAATAGTCGAGTAAAAAATTCAAGATTATCAAAATTAAGAAATAAAGTTAAAAATGAAAAAAATAAATTATTATAAATTTAATTAAGTTTTATTAAAATTCTTTATTTAAATTAAATATTTTAGATGATGTAGGTTTTTTATAATCTTGAACTCTTTTTTCAAAGAAGTTTACTTTATTTCTCATACTTATTTGTTCCATAAAATCAAAAGGTTGTTTTACATTATAAATAGGTTCATAACCTAATTGTTTGATAATTCTATCACAACAGAATCTAATATATTGTTTCATATCATCTTTATTCATATTAATTAAATCACAAGGTAATGACTCTGTTATAAACTCTATTTCAATATTAACAGCATCTTCTAATATTTCATAAATTTTATTTTTTGGTAATTTATTACTTAATTTATTATATACTAAACAAGCAAAATCTGTATGTAATCCTTCATCTCTCGATATTAATTCATTACTAAAAGTTAATCCAGGCATTAAACCTTTTTGTTTTATCCAATAAATAGCACAAAAACTACCACTGAAAAATATTCCTTCAACAGCAGCAAAAGCAACAATTCTTTCAGCAAAACTACAATCTTTATGTAAATATCTTAATGCCCAATCAGCTTTTAATTTAACACATGGAATTTGATTTGCAGCATCAAATAATTTTTCTTTTTCTTTTTCATCTTTTATATATGTATCTATTAGTGTAGAATAAGTTTCATTATGAACATCTTCAATTGCTTCTTGAAAATGATAAAAACATTTTCCTTCAATTATTTTAATGTCATCTACAAAATTAGTAGATATATTTGCATTTACAATACCATCACTACTAGAGAAAAACGCTAATATATTTTTAATAAAGAATTGTTCATCTTTATTTAATTTTTCAAAATCTTCAAAATCTTTTTGAAAATCAATTTCCTCAACACTCCAATTCAATGATTGAGCTAACTTATATGCTCTCCAAAATTCGTGATCTTTTATTGGAAATAAAGTATAACGTTCATTTTTGGGATCTAAAATAAATTCCATATTTAATTATAAATAAATTTTTTTTTTAAATCATTTTTTTAAAATATATAAATTAAATTACAAATTTTTTTCTAATGTTAATATATAATGATGAATGTATTAGACAGTATCAGAGCTCCAAGAGTATTACCCCCACAAGTTGATATGTTATTAAATCAATCTTTAATTGTTTCATTAATAATCTTATTCCAAGGAAGTTTTGGTGGTGCTGGTGTTGGTGTAGTACCAAGTGTTATTAGAAATTTAAATCAAAATATGTTAGGTAGAGTATTCTTATTAACATGCATTGGTTTTGCTGCTACTAGAAATGTAGAATCAGCTTTATTATCTGCTGTAATTTTTGGATTAGTTATGCATTTATTAAGAACACCAGAAGAAAGAGCTGAACAAGGAGGAATATTTTAATTAAATAATTAAATAATTTAATTAATTTTTTTTTTATTTTTTTTATAATTATAATTTATTAATGAAACCAAATTTAGTAAATGAAAAATTATTAAATAATATTTTTATTACTAATAATAACAATTTACAGTTTAATTGTTTAATATTATCAGGATTTATTATTGTAATTGTAATTTATTTAATTTATAAACATAAAAATAAAAAATAAATTTCTCGTTTTATATTAATTAAAAATAAATATAATTAATTATATAATGTCAACACAAATTGAAGACATAAATTATGATGATTTTAATGGAGGAGAACAACAAGATCCTGAAGTAGAAAATATATTAAATGAATTAAATCAACAAGAAAATGATGATGAAGATTATATTATGGATGAACCTATACAAACAACAGAAGATAATACTAATAATCAAAAAAAAAGTATTATGGATACTTGTACATCTTTAATTAAACCAGCAATTATTGTTATTATAATATCATTTTTATTAAATAATCCTTTTGTAATAAATTTATTTTCAAACTTAGAATTCTTAAAAGATAGTGAAGGAAGTTTAAATATGGTAGTATATTTGATATTATCTTTAATTGCAGGATGTTTATTTGTATTATGTAATGTATGTTCTGACATGTTTATGTAACATTTTAATTAATAATTTATTCTTGCATTTGATCTTCTTAATCTTAGGTGTTTGGGGATCTGAGAGTGTCTGGGTGAAGGAGCAGAAGGAGCAGAAGGTAACATTGTATTGGTAAAAGGATCAGGGTTTCTAGATACTATATCCATAGCATTTTCAATTGATATTGCATTAGGTGCTCCTGTACGTCTTAATCTTTTTTTTAATTGATTCTTTAATTGAGTTTTATTCATATTATTTATTGATGATACTAAAAAATCATAATTAGGATGATTATGTGATAAAGAATCAATTAAAACATCTTTTAATTCTTGTACAGTATATTGACTAAATAATTTAGATTTATTTAAGTTAGAACCACCTTTTTTTTTATATTTTCTTGAACGTCTAGATCTTCTAGATTTTTTTTTATTACCTTTGTGTGATTTTCTAGATTTTCTTGAACGTCTTGATTTTTTTCTACAAGAACATCTTTTAGAATTTCTTCTGCTTTTACAAGATTTTCTTTTCATTCCCTTACAAGATTTTTTACGTGAACCTCCTAATCCAAATAAAGATAACATATATATTTATTAGTTAGATTTTTTTTAATCTTTATAAAATTTTAAATATTTTACATGTTCATTTGGATAATTTTGTTTAATAATAAATGGAATTTTATTTAATTCATATTCTTTTTCTGCAATTATTAATGAAGTTAATTCAGTAATTTTTTTATCTATTTTAATTTGTTCTAATTCAACATTAGTTAATTTTATAGTACTTCCTGCATCTATCATCATAGCACGAGCACCAATTAATTTTGCTTTTTCATATTTATTTGGAAATTTATTCATTATATTATATTATAATATATAAATCAATTTTATATGAATGTTTTTTTAAATTATAAAAATAAAAAAAATGATAACATATATTTTTATATTAATAATTATAATTTCATAATTTTATTTAAAAATTTAAAATTTTTAATTACAGATAATAAAAAAATAGAAGAAGATAAATCATATAATTACATATTTATAATTTCTAAAAATATTGAAAATATTAATTTTAAATTAAATAATAATAAAATACAATATATACCTTATTCTAATTTATTAATTTATATATGTAATATTTTAATTTTATTTAATGTAAAAAATTTATATATTTATGAATTTGAAAATATATTAAATTATATTGATAATTATAATGATTATATAAATAATATTAAAATATTTAACAATTTTATTATTAAAAATAAAGAAATTATTAATATAATTAAATTTACTAGTGATTCAATTTATAAAATTAATTATAATCAAAATATTCAAATAAATAATAATTTTAATAGTAATATATTAAATTATTATGTCAATAGTAATAACATTAATCAAGATATAATTTTAACTAAAAAAATAGAATTATTAAATAAAAATAAAATCAATATTAATACTTTATTAAATAAAAATAAACGTACAATTAATACTGTATTAATCAAAAAAAATAAAAAAAATAAAAAGATAAATAAACGAAATGAACAATATTCAGAATATAATGATTGTGTTAATTATTAATCTGTTAAATAATTTAACCTAAATATTTTCACTAAATTCTAAATTTAAAGTATTTAATTTACTATAAGAATCACTCCATTTAATATTTGGTTCTTTATTATGTAAATTAATATATTTATTTACAGCAAATTCATAGTTTTTATCAGGTTTATATTCTTCTTTTGTATTAACATTTACATCAATTAATGAATCTTCAAATGGTACTTGACATGTTAAATAATTTTTAAATGTAGCCCAATTAACAGGAATTTTTTTAAGAACTATTCTACAAAAACATATTAAATAATTTACAGTAGCAAACCTATAATCTTCTAATGTTTTTATTTTATCATTAATACATTTTTTTATATTATTTAATGATAATTTGGTTGGATTTATTTGTAATGTAATTATAGCAATATCATTACTAAATTGAATACTAAATTTATTTTGTAAATTAATATTAGAAATTTCAATTATATCTTTTGTATTAATTGTTGATGAAAATTCTTCTTCATTACAAATGAATTTAATTGGAAGATTAGACATAATTACAATTTATTTTAATAAATCATTTTTTTATTAATATTTAAAGATTAAGTATATTTATATATACAATTACATGAATTTGCCTTATAATCAATTTACAAATATAAATTTTTTGTCTTCAACAGAAAGATTATATAAAAGTAAAAATTATATACCTTATAAATTTAAAAATCCAACTAAAATTTGGAATAATCATATTAAATCAAATAAATATTTTGAATATATTTATCCATTAGATTCACATTTTTATAAAGAAAATTCTTATAAATCATTAAATAAAAAAAAATTTAAAGACTTGAAAAAAGAAAATAAAAAAACAAATAATCTTTTATATATTTTATATAAATTAAATTTTGAAGATATTGATAATTTTAATAATTTATGGAGTGAAATTTATGATAAAATAAAAAAAAATTCTATTACAGATAAATTTACTTGGTATCAATTCTTTAAAAATAAATATAATAACAATAATGCATTTAATCACTACAATGATAATGAAAATTAATTATTAATGTTTTACCCATCTACCTGATTTATTTATATAATTATTTCCATCATTACCTTTTAATTTATTAATTCCTAATTCATTACATACAGCAGCAGGAAATGGAGGACTATTTCTATTACAATATTTTTTTTGTTGTGCAGATGTTCCGTATTTACATAAATCAACACAACCTAACTTAGAATTTTCTTTTAGTTGATTTTCTTTTAGTTGATTTTCTTTTAGTTGATTTTCTTTTAGTTGATTTTCTTTTAACTGATTTTCTTTTAACTGATTTTCGTTTAACTGATTTTTTTTTAACTGATTTTCTTTTAATTGATTTTCTTTTTGTTGATTTTCTTTTTACTAATTTTCTTTTTTTACCACCTTGAGAATGAGAATATTGTTGTTGTCTTCTTTTTTCTGATATTTTATTTACATTATTTCTAAATTTATCTTTTGCATTTTTAGAATTTTTTTCTTTTTGTCTTTTTTCTGATATTTTATTTACATTATTTCTAAATTTATCTTTTGCATTTTTAGCAGAGGAGTTTTGATTCCCAGATTGTGATGATTCTACTAATTCAGGATTTTTATCTTTAGAACCATATCTTGATTCAGGTTTTGATGTTCTTTGAAACCAAGATTGTGATGATTCTACTAATTCAGGATTTTTATCTTTAG